CACTTTCCTGCTGGTGGCTGCCAAAGCTGCCATGAGCACGCTGAGTTCGTCACCATCGGCTTGGAATGTGACTACCGGGCCTTTGACGTTGGGGATGGGATCGCCGATGTGCCAGGTTTTCCACTCTCGCTTGGCCTCTGAGAGACTGAAGTTCGTGGTACCGCTGAGGAGGAAGAGCATTTGAGTTATTCCTTGTCAACCAGATAGAAGCATTGCTTGCAGTCGTCACAGTGGAATAGATCCATGGCGTGAGCCTGCGAAAACTTGACATGCGGAGTATTTTGCGAGCCGCAAGAGGGGCACCAAAGATTGCCCGTGACAGACCGAGACTTCTTCTCTTCCGAAGCCTTGGAGAGAGTTCTTGTTACGGCTGTGGTGAAGCTGCGAATGCTATCGTGCCAGCGAGTGTGCTTCACTTCGTCGTGGACAATTGCGCCACAGATTGGGCAGAGGCTACCAATGAGTGCGGACTCGGTTCGAACTTTCATGTAGGGCCTTAGCATTGCCTTAGCTCCTTGGCTTGGGTGGATGCGGATAGGGGATGTCGATTCTCATTAGAGCAGCACTCGGAGGTAGGTGAAGAGTTCGGTCCAGCCATAGCCCCAAAGAGGGCGATAGAGGATGGTGGTCTCTTCGACTCTCGCGTTGAGTCGCGTGGTACGAGAGCGGATGAGATTGATGGTGGTCATTTGGCTTTTACCAAAACGGCGATGACAGCGCTTATGGTAATGAGAGCTGCGTAGAGTTCGTAGACCGCTCTCACAAGCTTCTGGAGGAACCAAATGAGTAAGGCTCCCTCGATTACCAGCAGCCATTGAGTCACTTGACCCTCACAATCAGGCCGTCTTTGGTCTCGACCTTGGCGGTCCACTTGATGCTGTGGGGCAGAGGCCCGGAGATTTGGTTCCAGCCGGTGGGCTTGTAGGCTCGCGGCTTGCGGCTTCGCGCCACGAAGTAGAAGGGCTGTCCGATGCTGGCCTTCAAGGCTTTCTTGGTGCCGTAGCGATTGAGATCGGAGAGTGCCATTAGCGTCCGAGCCTCGTGGCCTTGATACTGGCCTTGAAGAGATAGATGGAGAGGAAGTTGGATGCCCACTTGTAGCAGGGGGCACAGGTTGCGGTCTTGGTCTCACGGCCACAGACGCGACAGGTGAGCATTGGCTTCTCCTTTGGCTAGTGCTTCAACCCTAGGTTCAAAGTGGGTGCCTTGAGCCTAGGAGTAAAGCTTTCTAGTGGACGAGGGGCTGGGGGATGATCTGGATGCCCATCGCCTCGAAGCCTGCGATGAGATCGGCCCTGTCCTGGTCGGTGAGGGCCTTGTAGGCGTTGATGGTGAGGGATTCGCCGTCGAGGAGCAGGTGCTGCTTGATGGCTTGCGTGAGCGGCATTGGCTATGGCCTCCAGGGTTTGGAACAGGTTTGGCACTTGTGGAGCCCCGCATGACCTGTAGGACGAGAGCAGACATGCTTTACCAGGTGCTCACCAAGGACTGTGGCGAAGTACACTGCTTCGCACGCTGGCTGCTTCGGCTTGCGCGTCTTGGTCATCTTGGGCTCCTTTCTGCTGCTCGCTGTCTGCGGCGGCAGCGGCACCAGTCGCCGGGCGCGATCGGGAAAAATTCCCGAACGAAGGCTAGCTAGGTTGTGGAGGTATAATGGGTTTATGGAAGAGAAGAGAGAGGCAAAGTGGCTTAAGCTGCCTTCGAAGGCTTCGACCAAGGCTAGGGCTTGGTGGAGGTTTTATTGGGGTGAGGCGAAGGGAAATTCGGTTGAGGCGGCTAGGTTGGCGGGATTTGGAGCGCCTGACACTGATGGGAATAGGCTTAAGACAAAGTATCGGCAATTGATTGAGCAGCAAGAGAATGAGCTTGATAATGCCAGTTTGTTGAAGCCTGTGGATATCATGAAAGGGCTGGCGGAACTTGCCTACAATGCAGACAGAGCATCCGATAGGATTCGGGCATTTGAGCTTTTGGGTAAGTATGCTGGACTAGAGAAAGTTGATATCAGGATCGACAAGAAGGATGTTTTGGAGGCTGCAAAGGCGAATGTTGATGCTGCTCTGAAGATTATTGCTGCTCAGCAGGATGCTAAGTTGTTGCAGGATAATGAGATAGCCTCACAACTTCCTGATAATATATGTTATGTCAACCTGGATAAACCTGAAAAAGCACATTGAGTCATAACAAGCCAGCGCCTGTATAGTCAGTCACAGCTAGCTAGCGCTCCTTCTACCTATACCCTTCTGGTGCAAAATCGGACTCGGGGCACGCGGCGGTAGGTGCAGGGATTGCCCCTGAGATGTACCAAACAGAAAGTAGGATAGAATGGACCCCAAAATCACCCCCGAGATCCAGGCCATCATCGACGCGCAGGTGGCGCAGGCGCTGGCCGCCAAGCAGGCCGAGGGCCGCCGGGTTTCTCTCAAGGTCACGGAGAAGGGCGGTGTTTCGCTCTACGGCGTGGGACGCTTCCCGGTCACGCTCTACGGCTCCCAGTGGGACGTGGTGCTCTCCAACGTGCCCGCCATCGCGGCCTTCCTGAAGGAGAACCGCTCCAAGCTGGCTACCAAGCCCACCAAGTAACTGAGCCGCAGAGGCTTAGTGCCCTGGCCCGCAAGGGCCGGGGCTTTAGTGCGTTTGGCCCACCTCCTAGACCTGGAAGGCCGGGGGTCGGGAAAATTTTCGGGTCCTCCTCCGCTCACAAAGCGCACCAATTTTCAGGCCAAATCCTTGAGTCTAGGGGACTCAACTCTTGCTCCATGTTATACTTGTCCTAGAACTTTTCACCGGTCTACCCGGAGAAGGAGTAAAATGTTGAACTTAGAAGTTGCCCGCTTCATGCAACTCTCGTCCTGGCGTGATGCCGAAACCTGGCTAGCCATCCAAGATCCTCCGCGAGTCGTTCTAACCGAGGCCCAGAAGAAACAAGCTGCTGCAGACTTTCTAGCCATGACACCCAAGCAAGTCTTCCGCAATAAGATGTACGAACTCTATGGAGATGTCTTCTTAGATCGTGCCATGAAGTGGGGCGGTTATTCTGCACTAGACTTCTGTGATCTTCCTAATGACATGCCATATCAAGGACTAGAGCCGGTAATCACAGGCAGTTATTTCTTTCATGCCTAAGCTTCCCACCTTTGCCGAGATCGCCGCAGACAAGCGCCTTCTTGACAAGCTCACAGTTCCCCAGCTCGTCGCCTTCAATGAAGAACTTAAGAAGATCATCCAAGGCCATGGCGAAGCAGCTGACCTCCCAGCATCTCCAGTCGACCTCGCCCTCAAACTCTCCAAAGGCAAGTGGCAAACTGCGCCCCACCTCGATCTAATCAACGAGTATGTCCTAGACCTAGTAGCTGGAAAGCGAGAGCGCATCCTGGTATCTATGCCTCCTCGCCATGGCAAGTCCCAGCTCCTCTCCGTCTGGACTCCTGTCTGGCTTTTCGCAAAGAGGCCCGACCTTCGCATGATCCTCTGCTCCTACGAAGCGCGATTCGCTGCTCAGTGGGGGCGCAGGATACGCGACACAATCATCTACCACTCCGATGCCCTGAACATCCGCATTGATCCTAAGACTTCTGCTGCCGATCATTGGCGCTTGATAAGCGGCGGTGAGCTGTGGACCGCTGGTGTCGATGGCCCTGTCTCAGGTAAGGATGCGGACGTTCTCTTGATCGATGACCCCATTAAGAATGAAGAAGATGCAGGCTCGCCAGTCATGCGAGAGAAGCTGTATGATTGGTTCCAGACCTCAGCCTTTCCTCGTCTTGAACCTAAAGCCTTCGTGATAATCATCGGTACGCGCTGGCACCAGGACGATCTCATTGGTCGACTTGAGGCAGCCTCCGATTCAGGAGAGGGCCTGCATTGGGATGTCCTGAAGCTCCCTGCTATGGCAGAGGCGGACGATCCGTTGGGACGTGAACCAGGCGCTCCGCTCTGGCCAGCTCGCTTCAACCTAGAGGCTCTGGCTGACATCAAGAAAGTCACTGGTCCCTATCACTGGTCGGCACTCTACCAGCAGAGACCTACTCCCGAGGAGGGAGGCGGTGTCCGCAGGGAGTGGTGGAAGTTCTATGAGGCACTGCCGGAGTTTGAGGAATTTGACGATGTGATCCAATCCTGGGACCCGACTTTCAAGGGGAAAAAGGACAGCGACTTCGTTGTGGGTCAAGTGTGGGGCAGGAAAGGAGTTAGCATGTTCCTGATCGACCAGGTGCGTGGTCGGTGGGACACGATGCAAACTATCCAGGCCATCCGGGGAATAACTAGTAAATACCCTCGGGCTCGGGGAAAACTCATCGAGGATTCCGCCAGTGGGCCTGCCATAATCTCTATGCTCCAGCACGAAGTAGCCGGTATGTTGGCGGTCGGTACCAAGAAAACGCGCAAAGAAGACAGGCTCCAAAGCGTCGTTCCACTCATCGCAGCAGGGAACGTGTTTCTGCCTAAAGCGGCTTGGACTTCCGAGTTCATCGAGGAGTGCGCTGCTTTTCCCAACGGGACACATGATGACCAGGTGGACGCTATGACGCAGGCCCTTCGATACCTGCAACCCAAGGGCTGGTCTAAGGTTAGGGCTGATTGGGATGAGGCTTCCTCCGGCCCGGTTGCCCAGGATACTGAGACCTTCCTGAGAGCAGACTTTCATGACTGGGCCAAGACCAAAATAAAGAAGGCAGAGAAGTCCTATAACCGCGAGAATGGATTTTGGGGCATGATGCCCCGTGGTTCTTCCAACTCGTGGTAAACTTACTGAGGGGGAAACTCTTGGATCTAACTGGTAAAGCATCTCTTATTCAGGCTCTTACAGATGAAAGGGATTGGCTGCGACAAAGGGTACTCCTCTTGGAGACCCAGCTCAGAGAGCAAACAGAGCAGCACTCTAAAGAACTTCTTGAGATCCTAGATCGGTTCCGTCCAAAGCCGGGGTCTACTCCAATAGGGGCAGGCGATAAGAATCGACCAGCTACAAGATTCCCCTCCGACCGGGGCATCTCTCGTCCTGATCCTCCTGCACAGGAAGATCCACGACAAGCGGAGCTAGCCATTGCCAGACATCTCGGACATAAGATAGTGGAGCATTAATGCCTCTTACCCGGATGGAAACTCGAGATGATAAGGGATACTACCGCGTCCCCGATCTCGATGCGACAGACGATCAAATCCTAGACTTCAAGCGAAGACATTTTAACTTCTACTCTGTGCTGCGTAATCGCCAGATGGAACGGATGGCTAGGAATCTACTGTATACCTACGGTCGTCAATGGATTGAATTAGATACCGAAGTAATCCTAGCGGGGTCTCGGGGATACGTCTTCCGCGATAAGAAATCAAATCCAGATTACCAGATGCCAAGGCCGACAACAAATTTAATAGCGCCCGCAGTTGATCTGGAGATTGCCTCTTTAGGTAAACGCGAATTAACGCCCACGGTAGTTCCGCGTTCTCGTGATCCTCGCATTGAGGCGGCAGCAAAGACCGCAAAAGAGATTCTACAGTATAGATTAGATAAGATGGACTGGCCTGCTCTTCGGGAGTTGGTAATCTATCTAACTGTGGTCTGCGGTACTGGCATCCTGAAGAGTTATTGGGATGACACTTATGCAGACGTGACATTAGTGCAAAGCCCTTCTGCAGTGTCCTGTCCATCTTGTGGAATTTCCTTTCAGTCTCCAAGACTAACCTCCGACCATCTTGATATTGGGAAGTCCAATGCCCCCCAAGCAGACTTCTCTAACGTCTCTGATTCTCCTACTAGTATGGATGACATCGGCGACGATGGTATGCCTCCTAAGCAAATGCTCCAGATGTCGACCTGTCCTTTCTGTCCTGGGCAGGAGCTTAAGCCTGGGCAGATGTCTGAGGACGAAGCCGGGGGAACTGACCTGTTCGGACGCCCTCTAGGAATGTACGTCCCAAAGGGCAATACGTCAATAGAGGTCGTGTCCCCATTTGATCTTTTCCCCGAGAACTCCGGGATCGAGGTTACCCCCGAGACTTGCCGGATCTGGGGGCAGGCTAGTGTTAGGTCTCTTGATTGGGTTGAGGAACGGTGGCCCGATAAGATTGATCTCATTCAGCCGGAAGATCCTGCCGACCTGATGCGGAACCACTCCATCCTTGGAGACTGGAACCTGCTCGGTCGTTTTAATTCAGCCCTTGACTCGGCTATCTACGATAACCATTGTAGAGTATATGAGCTACATGTCAAGCCTGGCTATAGATTTCCACGCGGGCGGTCGATCATCATTGCCAATGATACGATCCTGAAGAATGACGAATTGATCAAGACCCTTCAGCTCCCTGATGGCACGAGTGCATCGGCCCCTAGCGTGGTCTACTCTGCGGCACGTTTCAAGATGCGACACAAAGAGTTCTGGGGAATAGGATTGGTCGACGACCTTATCTCTCCACAGAACCGTGTCAATGGAATGGACGCGCAGATCATAGACGCAAGAGAGCGGACAGGTTCACCTAACCTCTTGATCCCTGAAGGTGTACAGCTTACTGGTCCTGCTTGGAACGAGGACTATGGATCTGGCAAGTTCATGACGTACATTGCCGATCCGATGAATCCAAACATCAAGCCTGAAGTCTTTGGTTCGATCCTCTTCCCTGTTGGTGTGTACCAAGAGCGGGATCGCCTCCAGCAGGATATGAAGTCCATTGCTGGTCCTCAGGATATTGAGCAGGGCGAAGCTCCTAAGAATATTACTACAACCTCTGGCTTGCAGATGCTTGGTGAGCAGGCAGAGCGTCGGCGGGGATCTAGGGAACGTTCTATTACAACTATGTTTGAAAAGACATGGGAACACTTGCTCCAGCTTATCTGGACTTTCCGTACTGATGACGATGAGTATGAGAGGCAGAATGAAGAAGGGACCTGGGAAATCAAACAATACAATCGTCAAGCCATCTGCGGGCAGACCAAGGTCAAGATCGAAAAGCAAGCCTATGTCGACAAGAGCCTTTACCAGAAGGAAGCTGCTCGTGAGGCGCAGGCTGATGGATTGTATCGCCTTGATTCACAAGCTGCAATTAAAAAGCTACTTGAACTTAGGAACCTCCCTACTGACGTCAACGAAGATTTGAATAGACAGGTTGACATTGCTAAAGAACAGTGGGTCGACTTTGTGGATGATCAGACAATTCCAGTAATTGACTTGTCGCTAGATGATCCTACGATTCGCTTCGATGTCCTAGGCACTTACCTTCTAACTGATGAAGGCAAGGACCTTGAGCGCCAGAATCAGTGGCCACAGGTTCTGAAGATGATTGCTGGCTGGCAAGATAGGCTTACACAGCTTGAGGCACAAGCCCAGCAAGTAAATGCCTTCTATGGTGGTCGTATTCCACAGGATCAGGCAAATGTTATGTATGCTCAGGCCACGGCGGCCCATCAGCAAACAATGGCTAGCTATCATACAATGGCAGCTTCAGCAGCAGCGGAGGGCCAGCCCATTCAGCAAGCACCTCCGCCTGCTCCTCCCCCTCCCATCTTTGCACCTCCTGCTCTCGAAGACAAGATTTACATGATCTGGAAATCGATGATTGCAGAGGCAGGCCAGGATGCAGTTATCCAACAGACGCTTCCTCCGCCTGCTCCGACAGGCGATGGTGATCAGGATGCAGACGACAAGCCTGCCCCAGTACAGCCGCAAGAGCTTGCCCAGAAGCTGGATAACTTCTTGAGATTCAGGGCAGTTGTTGATGCATATAGAATCTTGTCGCAACGCAAAGCTGCAGCTGCTGCAGCACCTCCACAACCAGGACAACCTGGTATGGATTTTAATCATCCTGGTCCAGGTACTAATCCTCCAACTCCTCCTGTGCCTGCTCCGGCACCGGGGGTTGGGGTCAATGCTGCGTAGGAGTAATCTATGCCTCAATTTTTAGAAAGCAAGTTGAAGAAGGAAGCATCCGCTAAAGGAAAGTCCGGCCGCGAGGCAGACCACTATGTTTATGGTGCTCTCAATAACATGGGCGCGATGCATGGAAACAAAGAGACGGCTAAAGGTAAGGCAATGGATGCCAAGCACGCAGCCAAGAAACGAGGAGGAGCACAGGCACAGGCTGCTGCTCTGGGAGGCTACTAATGAGCGATGATTATACAACTGATCAAGGGGCTATTGATAATACAGGGAATGTTACCGGCCGGACTACTAAAGGTAAAGGCTATACTCCCACTGCAACCTCCTACGAAGATCCCCGCCTTGTAAAGGCGAAGGAAGAGACAGGAGCGGGTGCGCCCAAGAGGGGTGACTATCCTTCTAGTCTTGGCGGAGAAGCAGATTACCAGAAAGCTCTTAAAGCTTATAAACTAAAGAAGAGTGGCGGGGCAGCAACACAAGCAGGGGCGCTAGCGTCACCTGCTCCTTCTCCATCTCCGAGGTAACTCATGGCAACTCCTCCTGTTGTATCAACTCTCAGAAAACCAACTGCTGCTTCTCCTGCCTTGCCTGCACCTGGAGGTCCAAGTTCTGGTGTATCGACAGGACCCTTTATTCCTACACCTTCTCTCCCGGTGCAAAAGTTTGAGCCACAGCCTCCTAGTGTTGCAACACCGGCTGGGCCTGCAACAGGATCGGCTGCGAATCAGGCGCAAGCTCTTGCTCCAGCAGGGGCTAAGTCTCCTCATCAAGCTCCAGCCTCTATGAATGAGCATCAGCAACTGATAAAGCTTCGTCTACAAGCTAAGGCATCTGGAACTCCGTGGGACCCCAATGCGGCTTTGGCTAAGCTAAGGGGTGGAACTGCAGCAGCAGGAGCACCAGGAGCTGCTCCTGGCGTAGCAACTGCTCCTCCTCCGCCTCCTCCTGTTGCTGCTCCTCCTGGATTAACCCCTGCAAATCAGGCTCAGGCATTGATGCCTCCGCAGCAGCCAACGAGCTTTTGGACATAAATTTTGAGACAATGGTATTATAGTCTTGTAGTTAGGATGCGTCACACACTGGGACTACCCCAACTGTCGTCGGCACATCAATAGGTGAAGTAAATGACAATAGCAGCAATTACGCCCGAAGCTGGAGATGTCCTGGAACAAGCAATCCAAGCCATCAATGAGGGCGAGGAGTCTACCTCCGCTTCAGAAGAACTAGTAGCAGCTTCTGATGAATCCCAGGCTACTAAGGACGAGTCCACAGAAGAAGTGGTTACTGACTCTTCGGGAAAAGACTCAGCGTACCAGAAGCTTCTTGCAAAATATGGCGGTGACACCGAGAAACTAGCGGCGGGAGTGTTTGAACAACAGAACTCTTTGTCGCGGATGCATCAAGATATTACAGAACTCAAGCAGGCGATTCTTGCAAAGCGAGATGCTGCGGAAGAAGAGGCTGAAGATGCAACCCTCGAAGCAGTTGAGCACCCTGATGTTGAGTGGATAAATCAAGAGTTAACCGATCTTAAGTCTGAAACATCCGAAGTATTGGCCCAGAAAAATGCGATGGTCCAGGAGATCGTAACGATCGATCGGCAGATTGCAGAGTATCGAGGCCAGGCAAAGTATGCAGATGATTTCGCCAAGGCAACCATCGAGACACAGATAGCACAGCTTGAAGCCCGCAAGGAAAACAAGGCGGACAAATGGCGTGATCTGGATCATCGGCAGAAGCAGATTGTACGCGAGGAAAAAGAATTCAACCGGAGACTACGCCTCGCGCAACAAGAGATCAAGGCTGAAAGATCAAAGATTAAAGAACTACGGAGTGCTGAAAAGCAAGCTCAGACAAGAACTCTAAACACCTTCTTCTCGGCGTTTGAGACAGAAGCGAAGGATTACAAACTATCTCCAGAGATGGCTAGGAATCTAGCCAATGATGTACGCCGCGACGTTGTAGACTATTTGCGCAGGCTGCCCGATGGAACCCCAGAGCAGAATATTTCTGAACTGGTTCAGTGGAAGTTGGGTGAACGTGTGAAGCTTCTTAACCTAGCTAAGCGTGCAACATTCTCTGCGAAGTCTGAAGAAAAGACTGCAGCAGCGAAGGTAGTAGGTAAGCCTCCGATGAGTGTTAAGGACTTGTCGCAGCGTGCCCAAGCTTCCAAAGACAAGTTGCCTGATAACTGGAGTAAACTTTCGACGGCGGGCAAGGCAAAGGCCGCTTCCGAGAGGGCACGACAGATTCTCGGGTAACGATTTTGAGGTAGAAACCCATGGCTGGTGAATTTGATCAGATTACGGATGCGCTAAAGATTGCGTATCCGCCCAAGATGATCGAGCCTATGGTCAACGCTGAGACCCCTTTTAGGGCCAAGCTCAAGAAGAGCTTGCCTTCTGGGGGACGGGTAACTGAGGGTATCGTTAAGTTCGGTGCCAACTTCAACCCGCCACAGAACGTGGGTCAGACGACTGACGGTGGCTCGCTCCCTACACCTATTGATCGTACTCAGGCGCAGTTCCAGTTGACTCCTACGCTGTTCGTTGGTGGATTCCAGATTGGCTGGATCACCAAGGCAGCTGGCAACTCTAACCGTTCCGCGTTCAATGGTGGTGAACTTCGGCGCAGGACTGAGGAAACAATTCAGGATCTCGCAAAGTTCATTGACTCAACTTACGTAGGTACTCATGGTACCGGCCGTCGTGCTCGAGTAGAGTCCGATGGATCTAACACTTTCGTTGCAGCTCTGCCGGAAGGTATCCAGCTGCTTCGTGAGAACTTCCGTATCTCTGTGCGTACCACTGACGGTGGCGACACTGTTCGTGACTCGCTCGACAACAGGACGATCACTGCGATCGATCCTTCCACCCGTACTGTAACCTATAGCGGCGCTGACCAAACCCTGGTTGCGGGCGACCACGTTCATGTGGTTGTTGCAGCTTCTCAGACTGGTTTCGCAACGACTCCTGGTAACCTTACGGCTAATGGTCTGCGGGGTATCGTCGATGATGCTACCTTCCTGACCTCTCTCCATGGTCTGTCTCGCTCGACCTATCCGAAGCTCAAGGCTAACGTCAAGGGCAACGGTGGAACGCTCCGCAACCTGACTGAGCAGATCCTGATTAACGCTTGCCACGAATCTCGTCAGAGGGTTGGAAAGCGCGTAACCGACATCTGGACCAACACTGGCCAGGTTGAAAAGTACATCGAGTTCGTGGCTCCTGATCGGCGCTACAACGTAGATGGACCTGGAACCCAGCCTAAGGGAACTGGTTACGAGGAAGGGCAGCTTACCCACTATGCTCCTGGTGTTGCAGCAAAGATCAACATCTCGATGGACATCGTGGCTCGTGAAATGTACCTCCTTAACTGGGATACCTTCTTCCACTATGTTGCACAGGAAATGGACTGGTGGGATGATGGTAACATGCTGAAGCCTACGCCTAACAGCACGACCTACAAGGCTTCGTACATGGCATTCGTTGCATCTATCGAGAACATCGGATGCGACATGCCGCTGGCTAACACTGTCATCCGGGATCTTCGTGACCCGCTGATTGGTGACGCCTAAAGTCGTTTAACCTGGGGTCTCCAGCAATCCGAGCCTTTTGGATAGGCAACGGCCTGGGGACCCCCACTACCGCGTAGTTGGCGGGAAGGAATAAAAATCAATGAGTACAACTAGACCTCTTCGTAAGACGCAGGCATATGAGCTTGACGATCGCCTTAGGTATGGTCGTTATGCGTTTGCTAAGCTGGGTGGAGTGATCCCCCAGATTCTGCAGAATGCTTCAAGCCTTTCAGCACTTCCTACTGCATCGCAGGGGGAAGTAACTACTATTCAACATGGTTCGCTTGGACCGCCTATTGAGATGTATCAGACTACTGCCCAGACTCTTCAGCCGGTTGTGGGAGCGGGTGGCGGACTGGTGCTTGACGGCGATCAGGTTGACAACGAGTCGGCTGAGTTTGTCATCGGTGGAAACAGCGCACGTAACCCTCTAGCCATGGTTGTCGGAACTGATCCCGACTTCTTCTTCCGTGCAAGGATTGGTATTACCGATGCCTCGGGCTCTGACCAGCTTCTTGTTGGTTGGCGGAAAGTGGAAACCTACCAGGTACCTACTAGCTTCCTAACCACTGGTGATGGTGGCTATGCCGACTTCTTTGGTGTAGGCTTTGCAGCTACTAAGGCTAACCCTAATACCGTAGCATGTGCTTCGGATGTGGGTAACGCTGGTTCGACGACTGTAACGCAGACGGGCTTCACTTGGGCTGATACTAAGATTCATGACTTGGAAGTTCGGGTTGTGGGTGGAAAGCCTCGTGTACTGATCAATGGTATTAGGATTGGTAACCCTATCGCCAAGGACGCTCTTGGTGCTGCGATTACTTCTCAGAATACTGTATCAACTCCTAGCTATACGTTTACAGCTGGTTTGACCCTTGTTCCGTTCATCTTCGTGCGCCAGGATGCTGACCTTCTTGATGCTGTGCAGCTCTATGAGTACGAAGTTGGACATCTGTTGAACGCTGGTCTCGATCCGCAGAACGAGCAGTAAGGAGTATATGCCTCTACTAGTCCCAAAGTGGTTGGTCGAGGCAGAGCGTCGGAAGAAGGAGCTGTCTTTACAGATGGCTCCCTCTTCTGGCGGACCTGTCTTTAATCAGCGTCTAGCTCCCAAGGATGTGGGTTGGATCGATGAAGGGATGGAAATTACTTGTATACCGAATGCAGAAAGTCCGTGGGACCCTGATGTTCTAAAAGCGATCTGGTCGTTCGATCCAGGAGTGATACCTCTCTGGATTCGTTGGAAGTTTAAGAAGTTCAATGGCACTAACATGGAAATGAAGGTGTTTGGAAGACATGGAATTGGTCGCTATACAGGCAGCCCGAAAACGGATCTTCCCCGCTTTGCCTGTGAGATGCCAAGTATGCCATGCCAGGGAGTTAGATTTGAAAGACCCAATCTGGTAGAACTCATTCTGATGAAGGCTAATCCGGTGGATGATTCTCCCGGAGATTTCATTCCCTGGAATTGGGATTTGTTTCATTTCCTCCGCGCCAGGTATAAGGAGCGGACTCCGAAAGAGCTGAAGCAGGTTGTGCACGATAAACTTGATCGAGAGAAGAAGGAGCGAGAACACCTTCGGGCAGAATGGGCGTATCAGATGGCGGATGTACAGAAGTATGCCGAGAAGAAGATGGAACAGGCAGGAGAACTAGAACTTAAGAATCATCTCTTGTCTGCTGGACTTAGGAAGAAAGAGCCGAAGATATCGTTAGTGATTGATCCAACCAAGGCAGGGTCTACCCCTTCAGCCGGTCCGGTCACGCTAACTTAATGCGCTGGACTACCCAGCAATGGAGTTAACATGGAAAAGCAGTTTGCATATACGTTCTTAGCGTTGCCAAGAGAACTGGCCCTTTACAATGCCAGTGATTCGGATATTGAAATTATGTATGGGGGAGAGACACGAAGGCTACCTGCGGCAAATCGCGTAGTTCTGCCTCACCCTAAGTATTCAGACGTATGCTGCTCGAAGAAGGATGATGAGAGTGGTAAGTATCTTCCTGGCACCTTGGTGCTAAAAGATATCTATAAGGTGAATGAGCTATTAGGGGGCGAAGAGCTTATCTGGTCTGCTGCCAATGCTGTGAAAAACACCCTGGGAATTGATCCTCAGACTGGCAAGGCAGCAAGCCGGTATGCAGAACGGGGAGTAAGTCTTATCCCACCGAATGCAACCCTGGCTGAGATTCGAACCATTGCCAAGGCGGCACGCAGGCGGTGGGAGCGATTCCAGCTGGCCCAGGACATCTCGACGGTACATGCTCACGAGGAGAGGAATGCTCGGCGCGAGGCTTTGAAGCTTGGGTCGGTTCCTCCAACTCGGGAGTACATGGCAGCAGCAGAGAGAATCTCTAAGGCCAAGGCGGAGTTTCTAGAAGAGGCGGCACAGGTTACTTATGCTGACAACAATGTTATCTTGGCTAATCCCGTCTTTGCAGATGAGGTTCCAGCTGTTGATCCTTCAATCCCGGTTGTGGATCTTCTAGCCGACGAGCCAGAGCCTTCTCTTCCGGTAGAAGCAGCAGGAAGTCCTGAGACTCCTCCGGCAGCAATCCCTGAGGGAATACAGGAGAGCCTAAAGCTTCTCGAGGATGTGCAGCGTAAGCGGCTGGCAAAGTCGACTCCTAAGGAGGCGCAATGACGACGCAGGATCTTATTAGCCGAATTGTAAACTACACCGATAATACAGACTCAACTGATGCGGATAACGTAACTCGGCGTGGTAGGATTCTGCAATACTGCCAGGAAGTCTTCGACTATGTGTGGAACTTCCGTCCTTGGATCTTTAAGTATCGTACCAGCACTGTTACGATAAATGGTACTACAGGAATAGGAGACTTGCCCGCAGACTTCAATAGCTTGGGGCCTGAGGGCAAGCTCTACGATACATCGAGTGGTAGACAGCTTTGGGAAGATTCTTACTACAAAATGATGGAGAAGATTAGACTTGGACTCCAGGCTGGGAATCCTCCAGAGCTGTTTGCTCTAGGGGGATTAGATACAGTTACCTTCCAGAGGACAGTCCAGATTATTCCTCCAGGTACTGCTCTAACGCTCACCCTTGACTATGAAGCCAAGTCCCCCATCCTGGTTGATGCAGCATCGTCCAGCAATTTGGAGCTAATCCCAGCTGACTACCACTTCTCAGTGCTTCTTCCTGGGGTACATGCAAGGACTGCACAATCGCAGGGAGATATTCGAGATTGGGTATCTCAGTTTAAGCAGGGACTTAATTATATGGTTGTAAGGGAAATGCCGCAGCAGAGCAAGGTTCGTCAAATGCCGCGCCATAGTGTTGGGCTTTGGTAAGGAGAACGTAATGAAGAAATTTCTGATTGCTGTCCTGTTGAGTCTTGTTCCAGGACTGGTCCAGGCCCAAGGGACTGACACCGCTTTTTGGGCGATTAACTACAATATCAGTGCTTCATCCTACACATACTGCGTGGAGCGCGGATTGAATGGAAACCCTTTTGGGGGTCCGATTAGTGGGGCTGACAAGATTAAGACCTCTGGATCGAGCACCACTGTCACAGAGAATACAGCAAGCTCAGGACCGTTTGCACTACTCTCTGTCGGTGATGTGATCATTGTCACTCTAGCAGATGGAACCTCCTCTGTTCGAAACATAACAGCTAAAGCAAGTTCCGCAAGTGTGACAGTGGATACTGCCATTGACCTTTCTGCTGGATACGCCTTCCGGTGGTATAAGACGGTGTGCGGGACTGCTGCAACAGATGGTTGGATTGATGTAGGAAACTATGCGGATAAGACCTATATCCTCGAGTATAATCAAGGGGATTTGGACTCTTTGGATGTGCGTTGGGAATGCAAGTATGATTCTCCGACAGCAGCTCCAGTAGTTGTTTATCCTTCCGAGGGGGATGGCTGTGGTCAAGGTGCTCAAACAACGGCACAGGAGTGCAACTTTGCAACAGCGGGGATTACTTCCCGTCTAGCTGTAACGGATTATTCTCCAGCTACTGCTTGCCGGGTAGGATTGAAGTATCACTCTACAGACACCTCTGATGCTACAACCAACCGAGAGCAGATTAATCTGACCTTCCAGGGAAGGATCAGGAGGTAAGCAATGAAGAAATTTCTAGCACTCTTAGTTCTGTGTGCTACTCCCCTTTGGGCTGATGCTGTTGGAACCGGCTCTGGTAGTCGTGTAGGAGGAGGGGGAGGAAGTGGTGGAAATGCCAATGGCTTCAATACCTATGCCTCTGACCCATTTACATGTGGAGCAGGAACGCTTGGTGCCGTGTATGTAAAGACCTCGGACAAGCTTATTTATTATTGCAATGGAACAACTTGGACAGCGGTTGGAGCTGCAGGACTAACTATCGGCACCACGACGGTCACGAGTGGGACCGATCTTGCACTGATGAAGCAAGCTTCGGGAGTGCTTCAGAGCAGTGACTTGCTTAACTGCGGCTCGAATCGCTTTGGGATTGGCGGCTGCACTGCGGCCTCTGCCGGGTTCAGTAAAACAGGCGCGGTTCTTAATGCTGTGCTGGCAGACAACTCTAACTTCGCTAGCATCAACACTGCAAGCGTTGGGACGGTCAATAGCTATTACTTCAATGGCCTCACTGGTCCGCGTCTCTACAATGCCGGTGCGGCTTCCAGCCCGTTTTGGCTCCTGAACTTCGCGGGGACCACATTCCTTCCCCTTGCGGCTGGAAACGTGAGCCTCGGTGCTTCCAGTCAAAGCTCTGGGATCAGTCAGGCTTCTGCTGGCGTGGTGCAGGCTGACGCTGGGGATGGGACCACCGCAGCGGACTTTGCCGCCTCGAAGTCTGTACTCACTGCTGGAACTGCGACCGTGGTTGCCAACTCCTTGATGCGTCGCTCTGTCACGAGACTCGACTGGACGAACGCGATGATCGTCGCGCTCGGGGGCGTGACAGCCGGAGATATCACGATGGTGACGCTCCCCGCTAAGACCGTAGTCTATAACGCCTATGTGGTCATCAACACGCCCGACACATCTACAAATGCTCTCACGGTGGCGTGTGGTCGAACGGGCGCAACATACGTGGACTACATCGGTGCTGGAGATGCGAAGGCCGCAGCCAACACGGTCTACGGTGACTCTTCTGGCGAGCGCGGAACAAACCTCACCGGCTACGATCTTCCAAGCTTCACTGCCACTACTGCCGTGAACTGCCATTTCATCAAGACCACGACGAACTTGAGCACGGTCACGGGGTCCACCGGGAGTCTCTATCTTGAAACAGCAATCCTCCCTTAGCGGGCGTGTCCCTAATGATCTTAGGTGACAGTAAGTCCCCGGGCTCGCTGATCTCGCTGCAAGGGTTCGTGCCATACATGATGGCCGACCTCTTGGCCGCAGGCTGGCGAGGCTCGGATTATCTTGAGGATTCGCTCGATGGCTCGACAGTCCATGTGATGAAGCAAGGCATAGATGCCTTCCTAGCGGCTGCCGCGCCTCCGAGTCCGCCGACTGCTCCGATCTACGTGATGGCGAACCTCGGCACCAACGAGATTAGCGGCGCGGGGGGTGGAGGGCCATCCCTTCCCCCCGAAGCCACTTGGGAAGGCGACTATGAGTACATCATCGACGCGATCCACACGAAGTGGCCGCAGTGCAAGTTCTACATGATGAAACCCGACTTCAGGGGCAGCGATCCGACGAAGGTTGCCTCCATCCATAGTTGGATTGATGTGATCGTCGCAGCTCGGCCCGGCATCGCCTTCGCGGGGCCGAACGAGTCAGTTTGGCTGGAGAACGGCGACAACTACGCCACGTACACAGTTGACGGAACGCACTATAGCCCTGCTGGGAACTCTGCTGCGGCGCTCCAGTGGAAAGCCGCGCTAGGGCTGTAAGATGAACGAGAAGAAGCTCCTTGCGATGGTCTCGGCTGTGCTCTTGTGGAGTCTTCCTGCCTTGGCTTTCCAAGGCCCTCCTGCTCCTGTCACGGTTCAACAGGCCAACAGAACTGTGGCGCAGGTGGTAACTATTGGAGCTTTCTTTAGTGCGGACCTCTTGACAACTGGGTGGGCATTAGCAAAGTGTCCTAACTGTATAGAAGGAAATTGGCTAGGACCAAATCCAGAATCTCGGCAAGCGTTGAAGATGGGAATGTGGGCAGCACAGTCTGGCCTTGTTTGGCTTTTGGAATCGAAAGGGAAACATAAAGTTGCAGTCGGCTTAACAGTTGGCTCTTGTGCTGTTTCAGCAATGGCCATTGTCAATAACACCAAACATATAATAAAGAAACAATAATGGACACTCTACAAATACTATTGCTGAGCAGTATCCTTGGAATTCTTATTTTTGTTGCTTGGCGGATTGGACGAGCCCCCTCGCTTCTTTCTCTTTCTGGAGAACTCTTAGGGGTTAATCGGAGGCATAACGATCTGAATGACAGGTTCTCCCAACATTTACTTGCGTATTCGGTGTTCCAGAACTCTTATCGAACAGACATTGATGAGATTAAGAATACTCTGCGGAGTCTTGACTCTGCTGTTGCTGGTACCGCAGGACAGTATGAGTGGATCAGGAGAGAGTGGGAAAAGCAGCGCGAGATGGATGATCGGAAGATGGGAATCATCTCAGAACACGCAAGACTGCTTGACTCTACGCTTGCCCGTCTCGCAGATGTCCAAGGAGATGTTCGAGAATTGCGGAAGGAGATTTATGTCTCTAAGTCCTAATGCAGAATTGTCGTGGAATCTGCTACAGAGCAAAGATTTCGAGGATGGAGCGAAGGTTGTCAATATTCCTGGGGACCCTGGAGGGGTAACTAAGTGGGGCTTTGCCCAAAATTACAATCAAGACATTAACGTCCTCGAGTTAACCGAAGACCAGGCCAAAGAAAGATTTCGAACGCACTACTGGGATAAAGTTAGGGGGGATGAGCTTCCCAAGGAACTTGCCATCGCTCTGGCTGATTCGGCATTCCATCAGGGGCCACCCGCAGCTATCCGCCAGCTCCAGAAGGCTTTAGGGGTTAAAGTGGATGGTATAATGGGTATGGAGACTATGCAAGCTCTGGCGAAAGTCGACCCGCATCATGCTGCAATGACAGCACTTGGACGAAGAATTGAGGCATATGCCCTTGGTTCTTCTCCCTTCAAACTGGGCTTTTATAATCGAGTTGCAAAGCTTTCGTACTCTTTAGGGAGGTTGTAAATGAAGAAGTTTTTGGCAGTTTTGGTAAGTGTGGCATTTCTAGTTGCCTGCGAAAAGGCAGCTGTAGTTGCACCAGATCCAGTACCTAGTCCAAGCCCAAGCCCTGTTGCTCAGCTTTATGTTGTTGTAAAGGCACAGACCACGCAAGGTGGCCAGGAAACTACTGGTGTTGGAGCTAATAGTGATTTCAAAGTTAGCGGCACCGCTACTCAGTGTTTCCAGGATGGAAAGTCTGTTCCTTGTCCAATTATTCCTCGCTGGCATCAGGAACTAGTGGGAGGGTTCGATGCAGGCTGTGTCCCTTACGGATCGCTATCTAGCCCGGCAGTTACGTGGAATTGTTCGGAAGCTTCGAAGTCTGTGAGCATTCAGGTGAGTGCTGAAGACCTTGAGGGCAATGACCTGGGCTCTGATATTGTTGTTGTCTTCATCGGATAATATATGAAGAAACTACTTGGTTGTCTAATTGTATTAGCGCTGGCCACTTCTGTTCACTCCGAAGAGGTCTTGGGCCTGCACAATGCTTTGAATGTGTTTAGCGCCTATCAGACCGACACGAGTGGTGGAGGGGCTCCAGCAAAGAGTGCCAATGCTGCTCCTGCGGACCTTTCGGTAACTGCAGGGTATACTCTCGAGGTTACTGGAGATGGTCCTTCTACCGCT